TTATGGCAAACGGAACATTTGACATTCAGCAGACGGATGCGCAACTGCAAGCCATCCTGAACAAAATCCAGCCGCTGGTGACTACGGATAGCACCGCTCCCCTCGGCTTTGGTTACGGCGTATGTGAGACCGCTGGCGCAACACAAGCCAAGACGGTAAGCATGACCAACACCGTACTGACCCCTGGCGGCGTGATAGCCGTCAACTTCGTGAACGCTTTCACCGCCAGCAGTCCCACGCTCAGCGTGAACGGCTCGGCAGCAAAGCCGATTAAACTCTACGGCAACGCGATGCCTATGGGTAAGGTGCACGCCAACACCATCCTGGTCATGGCCTACGACGGCACCCAGTTCAACGTCATCGGCATCCAGAGCCAGACGGCAGCAGCCCCCACCGGATTCGTTGACCTCGCTCTGCCTTCAGGCCTGCTCTGGTGCGAGCACAACATCGGAGCGTCGACACCTTACGAGCACGGCTTGTATTTCAGCTGGGGTAACGTAACGGGACACACCGGCGATGACGGCTACGACTTCGGCACATCGAACGAAGGCCCCTACGCACAGACCCCAGGCGCCGCCCTCACGGGCAACATCCCCACCAACGGCACCTACGATGCCGCCCGCCACAACATGGGCGCCCCCTGCCGCATGCCGACTGTTGGCGAGTTCCAGGAACTGAACAACAACTGCGACTCTGAATGGACCGACGAGGATGGTGTGGCAGGTCGTCGCTTCACATCTCGCATCAACGGCAACTCTATTTTCTTCCCCGCCTCTGGCTACCGTTACGGTACGGGGCTCTACAGCAGAGGTTCGTACGGGGACTACTGGAGTGCGTCGCTCAGCTCGCAGGCGTACGGTTACAACCTGGGCTTCAATTCCTCAGGAGTCGATCCAGCCAGCAGCTACAACAGTCGGTTCTACGGCTTCTCTGTCAGGGCGGTGCAGTAACTTGTCTTTTTCGTCATCCCGAAAAAGATACCGCTATTCCAGCCTGCACCGCGCCCAAAAGCGGCGACAGCCGCGGCGCGGTGTTGGCGGGAAGAGCGGATGGTTTCGGTTTTACATAATATATATAAATGGGAAAAATAATCGACATACTCGAAGCGGAACGCAAGCGGCCAACGGCACAGGATTGGGACGTGGTTCACATGTATAAGACGGGGCAGTTCTACACCGCCTACGACTGGAGCGCGTGGATCATCAGCGTCATATCATACACCGATGCCGTAAGGATGACAACGAAAGACCGCCACCCGCTGGCGGTGACGCGCATCAAGATAGCCACCAGCGAGCAGACCTTCTGCAAGGTAGGCTTCCCGTTCAAGAGTATCGAAAAATTCTGCCCCAACCGCCAGGGCTTCGACGGCATAGAGAACGACCACATCACCTTCCGCATACCATTACCACAACCGCAGGACGGCACGGAGATAACCTTCGACCGGCTGAGTGAGGCAGTGGACAAGTGGACGGAGACGTTCGAGATAAAGCCACCAAAACGCTCGCAGGAGGAGATGAAGCAGATAAAAGCCCAGCGTAAAGCCGAGAAAACCGGCACCGATGCCGTAGCAGCGACACCCGCCACAACTACGACCCATGCGCCCGCACCGACAAACCAAAGTGGCGGGCTGATACAGCAAATACTGGCCTATCCGCTCAGCGACAGCACACCGATGGAGAATATCGCCTTCATCCAACGGCTGAAGCAGCAGATAACGGCCATACTCTAAAGGAAAGGTGAGAGGAATGCGTCAGTACGAAAAAGACAAGTTCATAGGTTGCCCGTCATACCTCCGTCGGAGGCGTGAAAAAGCAAAGACTCGCGGTGGCTTACGCCTCAGTATTCTGCCGCAAGCATCGTATCAGGTGGCGACCGACACCATTCACATTCCGAACCACACCGCCCATCCGATGGGTACTGGACGACTCAGCGTGTGCCGTCAGTCTGGCACCGACCACGACCTGTGCTTCTTCCCCGCCTCTGGCAACCGTAACGGTACGGGGCTCAACAACAGAGGTTCGAACGGGAACTACTGGAGTGCGTCGCTCAACTCGCAGACGAACGGTTACAACCTGAACTTCAATTCGACAGGAGTCAATCCAGCCAACAACAACAATCGGTTCAACGGCTTCTCTGTCAGGGCGGTGCAGCACTCGTCGATAGAGCCGTCCACAATGACCAAGATCACCACGGCAGCGTGAACTCCACAAGCCGTCCCCTCACCAATCCTTTACTTACCAACGACAGCGGCTACCGCCTGACACGCGAGCAGCTGCTGTTTGATTTATATATCGCCTACTACGACGCAGCCCGCCACAAGCACAAGATGGCGTATGTGGTGAAGTTTGAGCGAGACCTGCGTCAGAACCTCGAAGAACTTTGCGACGACTTGCTGACGGGCCGCTACCAGGCGCAACCGTCGAAGTGCTTTGTCATCGACTATCCCAAGAAGCGCGAAGTGTTCGCAGCTATGTTCCGCGACAGGATAGTCCACCACCTCTACTTCCGCTATACACATCAGATGTTTGAGCGCACCTTCATTGCCGACTCGTATTCGTGCATCGAAGGTCGCGGCACTCATTATGGTGTCAGCCGATTGCGCCAGCACATCCGGCAGGCTTCGCTCAACTGGTCGCAACCCTGCTATGCCATGAATCTCGACATCCGTGGTTACTTTATGCACATCAATCGTGCAAAGCTGCTGAAGATAGCCACCGATTCACTCATAAAAATGGCGATGCACAAGGTAGGCATGACCGACGACGTGCCCATACCTTCAGGCGTGCTGCTGACACCTGCAACCCGTTGGCGCGACATCCGCGACATGCGCTTCATCCTGTGGCTGACCGAGCAGATTGTCATGCTCGACCCGATGGGAAATTGCATCATTGTGGGCGACGAGAGCGACTGGGACGGTATGGACCATGCCAAGTGCATGCGCTACGTTCAGCCAGGACTCGGATTGCCTATTGGTAATCTTACTTCACAACTATACTCGAATGTCTATATGAATCCATTCGACCAATTCGTAAAGCGCGACATTTTGTGCGAATATTACGGTCGGTATGTTGACGATTCGGCAATGGTGGATGCCTGTCGTGAGTGGCTGTTAGAGCAAGTGCCCAAGGTGCGCGAGTTCCTTGCAGACGAATTAGGCTTACAACTCCACATGGGTAAACTCCACGTCCGCGAGGTCAGTCAGGGCGTAGAGTTCCTTGGCGCATTCGTCAAGCCATATCGCGACTATATCAGCAACAAGACGCTGGCACGCATCGAGGAGAACGTAAAGACCATCGACCTGCGCGACATCGGACACGCAGAAGCCAGCATCAACTCCTATCTGGGTGTGCTGTCGCACTCAGCATCTTACAACATCCGTCACCATCTGTTTGAAGAGATAGACGGCGACATCATCAAGGCAGCATGATTTGAGGTTTGCCCGATTGCTTGGTAAACCCCAAACCATATTTCGCCCGCTTGTTAGATAATGTTTCATTTAACAAGCAAGAATCATGGCAAACAACAAGTATTGCGGCAACGTGAGCGACTACGCTCCAGTATCGGAAGACCAGAGCCGCGTGGTCATCATGTACGGACTGAAGGAAGACGGCGACAAGGCCGAGTGGTATCAGCTGGACTTCTACAAGAAGCAGGGTAAACCGACCTTCGAGGCTGCCAAGGCTGCCATCATTGCCGACATCAATGCCCGCATCACCGAGCAAATCGTGGGCGGCATGACCTTCGAGGGCAAACCCGTATGGCTCTCTATCGAGAACCAGATTAACTTCACCACCGCCACCGCTCCCTGTCGCCTGAAGATTGGCGAGGAGGAAGACGGCACACCCGTCTATCACGACTTCGAGACCAAGGCTGCGCTGAAGGCTTTCAACGACGCTTGTCTGGCTTGGAAGAACGAGCAGCTGGAGGCAGGCCGTGCGGAAAAGGAGGGCATCGACTGGACTCCCTACGCTGAAGCCTTGCAGCCTGTGACCGAATAATTGTCAATTATCAATTATCAATTATCAATTATCAATTCGAGACATGGCAACAGTAAAAGGACAAAACCTCAGAATCTTCGTGGGCGGTCGTGCCATCATTGCCGCCCTCGACTGCCAGCTCCAACTCCAGCTGAACGTCACGCCTTATTCGACCAAAGACGATGAAGGGGCATGGACGAAGAACCGTGCCGTCAGCCTACAATGGTCCGTCACCGCCAATGCTGCCGTGACCGACGAAGAAGAGCTGGGCGCAATCGGCGTGGCTGAAATCGCTGACCTCATCGGACAGACGGTACAGGTACAACTCGCCACCGCCAGCGGCGACAAGAACCGCGAGAGTGGCGAACAACTGCTGGCCGGTGACGCTATCGTCAGCGACATCCAGTACACCGCACAGAACCGCCAACGCACCACGTGCCAAGTAACCCTGACGGGCAAAAAGAACGCCCTCATCGACCTGCGCGAGATTATCACCGCCGACGGCCACAACATCCGCACGGCAGACGGTAATATCGTCTTTGCCGCCCACGAACCATAAACAGAAAAACAATGAGTACAGGATTTACATCAGGTATGCGAAACCACCGCGTGACCATCTTGAACAAGGTGCAGCCATCAGAGCGGCAGTTTGGTGAGAAGACGGGCTACCGGCGCGACGGCTCGCTGTGGTCAAGCTATGAGTTCTCGAAAGGCACCAGGGCACTCCGCGAGGGTGCGCTGGATGCCTACGATAGCGTCATCTTCCGCATGAACTTCTCCACCAACGTCACCATCACCCGCGAGTCGCTCATTGAGTGCGATGGCAAGGTGTATCAGGTGCAGTCGCTCAACAGCGACAAGCGCGAGAACAAGATCATCATCCGTTCCACCGAGATGACCACACAAGTAAACATCATTAACGACTAAGGAACTATGACAAAGAAGACAATCGCGATTATTCATTTCAACACACCCGAACTGACCGAGGCCTGCATTCTGAGCATCAGGAAGCAGGGCTGTGACTGGCCCATTGTGTTGTTTGACAATTCGGCAGACATCACCATCCCGGCAGGTACCAACGGCAACGACCACAAGGAGGACACCATCATCAAGGCGCGACCCTTCCGGCAGAAGATGAAGGGCGTAAAGGTGATCGACAACACGAAGGGGCAGGTCATCGACTTCGAGCAGTTCCTGTCGCTCTATCCCGACCGCAACCCGCAGCTGGGTGTGTATAAGTCGTCGGTGTGGGGCTCGGCCAAGCATATCGTGACCGTGCAGAAATTGTGGGAACTGCTGCCCGACGGCTTTATTCTGGTGGAGAGCGACACCCTCGTGAAGCGCAACATCACGGAGCTGTGGAAAGAGCAGTATTCCTTCTGCGGCTATGTGCAGCGCAACCAGAACGGCAACCGCTTCAAGGTGCCTCGCATCTTGCCCATGCTGTGCTATATGAACGTGCCGAAGCTCACGAAAGAGGGCGCACGATACTTCGACCCCGAACGCTGCTGGGGACTGAAGGCGGACGCCAACCTGCGCGGCAACTGGTTCGACACAGGTGCCTGTCTGCTGGACGACGTACTGCGGATGCGACCAAGACTTGTTGGCTTGCACGTGGACATCCGGCTCTTCATCGAGCACTACGGCGGCGGGTCATGGCACCAGGGTGACTTGCAAAGGCAGTCGGCATGGCTGAAACAACACGAGGCTCTGTGGGCTGTGAACGATACAGACAAGATAGAGGTGCAACAGCCTCGTGTGCAGTCGAAGGACGTGGCGGTGTGCATCATCGTGCGGTGTGAGAATCCGTATCTGCGTGAGTGGTGCGACCACTACCTCAGTCTGGGCGTGAAGAAAATATTCCTCTATGACAACAGCCGCGAGGGTGACGAGCGACCTGCCGAGGTGCTGACCGGCTACGGCGACGCGGTGGAGATTATCGACTACACCGCCGTCGGCTTGGGTGCTCAGGTGCAGGCTTACACAGACTGTTACGAAAAGCACGGCAATGAATACGGATGGATAGGTTTCTTGGATGCCGACGAATTAGTGAAGACGGACGGCTATTACTCGCTGCCTGACTATCTCGACGCAATGCAGGCCGACGTGGTGTTGCTGTCGTGGCGCATCATGACCGACTCAGGACTGGTGCATTATGATCCGCGACCAATGGCCGAGCGATTCACAGTTGCCAAGGAAAAGCCAAGTCTCGAAAACGGCACCGAGTTTGTCAAGTCATTCGTGCGTGGCGGTCTAACCGGATTGCATTTCGAGGTACAGCCACATGTACCGAGTTTCAAAGGCAAATTGAAGGTGGTCAATGCCGTTGGCGAAGATGTGACGCTCTATCCTGCCATCAAGCCAGTGCATAAGGTAGCGTGGATTGATCACTATTTGACGAAGACAGCTGAGGAGTATGTCGGGAAAATCAATCGTGGATTTGCCAACGTCAGTCAGGAACACAACGACCA